TAATAGTGTAATTACCTGATTGAGTGAAATAAAGGTACAACTGATAACTCAACGTGTATGCAGAAAAATGACTGCTATTAATAGTGTAATTACCTGATTGAGTGAAATAAAGGTACAACTGACTATTCAACTTCAAATGTGCCATATCAGCACTATTGATTGTAGGAGTAACTAAATTACCTGATAAATAAATACTAGCTAAATTATCCCCACACTTCTTAAATATATTTGAATTAAAATTAACTAAAATAGCAGAGTTAAAACCAACATACGTCAAAGCCCTTGCATTGATTACTCTTACCGTATATGTACCTGCTCCTGTATAGGCTCGTGACCTCGCACCTTCATCAGTATAGTTATTAGCAGTAGTATTGCCCCAATTAATTCTAATTCCCTCATTTGCGATAACATCCAGCTTAGTTAAAGTAAGAGTTGCAGCACCTGCCGTAACAGCATTAAGTGTAAAAGAAGTACAGACAGCGGATGCGTACTTAGAAGAAAGACTACCATCCTTTACATAATATATTCTAAAATAGTAATCATTAGTAAAATCAAGACCCGTAATAGCTTTTGTAGTTGCTCCCGTAGCTGCTGTTGTCTTCTCTGTAAAAGTTATGTTATCGGTTGAAGAATGTATGCTTATACTGTCGTAGTCTTGCTCTCCGTTATTAACCCAGCTTAAAGTTAGCTGGCTATCGCTGTCAACTACTATCTTTGCTGCACTGGTGAAACGTGAGCTACTCCAAGAAGAGTACTTCGAGTCAACAGGATAAACCATATTCCGGACTACCGGTCTTACTATGTCTCTTACAAGTCCCATCAGTACCTCGCTGTTTCGATGCCTGCCGTAACCGTTCCGCTAGTAAATCCTGCATTAGCTACTCCAATACGCCATTCACAGTTAGTGTCATCCTCAATTATTTGCCGGGTATTAGCGGAAAAGGTAGTATCATAATCAGTCCAGTTTGTTTCTCCGCAGGGCCTAAACTGTAATGTAATAGTTGCACTCCATGTACCTGTCATGAATAACGTCAGCCTGCCATGAAGCGGCTTTATTGCATCTGAGTAATACCCACCAGCTGCCGGGGCGGTGTCAATTATTACCTTCTTGCAAATTTTAGTATTAGATTTCTTGTTTGCCATTGTTTTATGTTTTTATCAAAGTTACTATTTTATTTTCTCAATCAATCATAGCTTTATCTATATAATAATTTATTCAACTGTTTTTTTATATTCCTTGTTTCTTTAAAAGCCTCTTTTTCATAATCTCTATCATTATAATCTGTTTCTGAAAAGTAGATTGTATCGCCTTTATAAACGACCTTTGTATTGTCAATCTGTATTAAATCACCTTGCTCCATTTGATCAACATGAATCATCTCATGACAGATACACTCTTTCACATCAAAGTATTTGTTTTTCTTCACAAATAAAGTATAGTTATGTAATCCGTATTTCTCCTTAGTTATCATTGCTATAAGTTGAAAGTCGCTACTATCAAACTTATCAGGCGTATAGATAATATTTACATTTACAGTATCTAATTGAAAAATCTTATCTAAGATAACCAGAACTAAAGTATCAGCCCCTTTATGATTTGTATAGTTATTAACTTTCAATGTCTCAGGGAAAATAAAAGAGTTGATATTCTTATCCCTATGATGTTCATATATTTTAATAGCTACTATTACAAGTATAAAAATTATTATACCAGATATAAGTAATTTACTTTTCTTTTCCATTTATATTTGGATTTAATACTTCTAACTCTGCATTTATCTGTTCTAATCTAACAGAAAATTGATAAAAAGGATGCCATAGCTTTGCATCAGCCAATATTTCTTGATCTGTTGGAGGCTTTTTCCCCATTTGAATTAAAAGGTTTTCTTTCTCTTCATTTAACATATCAGTCTGAGTCTTAACTATCTCGACTAATTCATATTTATATCCTTTCTCTGGTTTTGGCAATGTTATTTCTTCCATGATGTTATTTGTTTTAGTCAGTACCTCCTGTTATATTATCCATTTCTTTCACAATTACTGTATGTTGCCCAAGAATACTTAATGAATTATTTGAAACAATTTTTAATGAAACCCCATTCCATATATATAACTCTATGCGATCGCCGGGGTTCCATCCTGTGATTTCTTCATACATAGTAAGATAATTTCCTGTACTATTGCTTTGCGTTGTTCCAACCGCTGTCCCGTTTCTATATATCCTCCCATAGGCTATACCTCCTGCCGAGGTTTTTAAACTAAAGCTTATCCTTATTTTTTGATTATATCCACAAGTACTTGGAAGAACAAGATGTTTTGCTATTTCTGGTGCCGTACGTGTGTTTGCTACTTCTGATGCATTATCAAATATAACACTATAGCTATTGCTATTGTATGAATAAATTATTTGTTTTCCTCTTATTCCAACCCCTCCATCAGTATTTATGAATAAATTTGGACTATGCAATCCTCCATTTGCAGCAATTGTTATACCAAGCACACTAAATCCGTCAGTCGTTTTTTCTGTGCCTGTATATAAGCTCTTAGTTGCTCCTGTTCCTATATTCCACCCTCCTATAACACCAGAATTAGCCACTATACTTCCGCTTAAATAAACATTATCTGAATATAACCCATAACCTGGAGTTGATGGTACTATATCATGACTTGCTAAACTTGCAAGGTTACCATCTTGTAGTGATATGTTGCTCAAGTTATTAAAAGCAGCAAGAGAATTTATACCTGTTAATATCCTCCTAAATGGGTTATTAGTATCTGATACAGTTGTATATATCATATTCTGTCTGCCGACTGTTGTAGGATGTCCTCTTTGTACAATAACATCCCCTACATTAACATTCGATATTGTACCACTAGCACCTGTTACACTAAAGTCTAATGTTAACGTAACTCCTGATATAGCTGATATTTGACCTTTGCAATCAGTAAATAATGTATTGTTAATATCAACGGTTTTAATCCAAAAGAAGTCATTAACTGCAAACTGGCAAGCTCCTTTATTATTAGGATCATCAAGCGTTACTTTACTATCGCCTGTATTGATGCTTGCTACCTTACCTCTTGCGATTGACATTAGATTACTGCCTCCGATTACTGAAAGCTGATCTATTATAAGCTCTCTAAAACGTGCTGAACCCCTTACAAGAAGATTTTCAAATTCAACATCCCCATTTTGTGCTATCTGCCAGTTATTACCAAACCATCCTGCAGTATAAGAAGGTTGTGATACATTGCCAACGAACTTACCAGTACCATCAACTAAAAGATTGTCATTACCAGCATCAGTTGTACCTCCAATATGCAAGCCTCCTCTGTGAAGTGCAAACTCGCCAGTACTTTTTAATACAGCATTAATTACTGATGAATTTAAACCTGATCTAAATATTAAATCAATATAATAGTCAATAAAGCAATTATTAGTTGGGATGTCTTGTTTAAAGTTTAACCTTGTTCCAGTATCATTTGTACTTCCCATGTAAACGGTTGAACCTTTTGGGAATTCAATATTGCCACCAACATACAATCCCGCCGAGCCTACCTCTAATGCCCTGCCAGATACCCTTGATGATTTACCTATTAAAGTAGCTCCCCCAGTTGGCTGTAATATAACATAAGATGTTGTCTTTGTTGCGTGTGATGTACCCTCGATGATAATATCTCCATTAGCTGCAACCGATCCGAAAAGTAATGGAATAACAGTATTACCTGTAAAAACAGGATTTGTAAACATTGTAGCCTTGCTCTCGTTAGTGACATTTTGAAGCGCTAAGGCTGCCTTAAACAAAACAGCACTTAAAGCATCTACTGTGTTACCAGCATTGATTCTGATAAACGCAATAGCGGAAGGATTAGCTAAAGTAACTAAATTCTGACCTACATCAGTAGCTCCTGTTATCCATGACGGCTTACTCGTTATTGACGGCCATGAGCTATCACCACCGATAGAAGGAGTATAAGGTGTTGACCCTCCTGATGACTGACCATCCACGCTTGTAAGCCTTGTCACTTCCCATCCTACTGCAATATCTGCTGTGAGCCTTTGCTTTAGATGTAACTTAACCCATGAGCTGCGGAATGACTTTTCATAACTTACTATATTATAAATCTTACTGTTCCATTCGATAAAGTTAACAGGTGTTATATTGTCTCCTGTGTCCTTAACATCAATCATGATGTATTCAGTATAGCCCTGTCGAGATATAAGATAATCCTTAGCAAGTAGATAGAGCAATGACTTATTATCAATCTCCCCTATTCTGTTCCATTGCGAGGTTACATTTGTTGACCAATATAGTGCTGCGAAATCAGTCACCATGATTGAGTCTCCGAAATACAGCTCTATCTCTTTTTTTATCTTGCCTTTTGATATTGTACCAGTTGAATAAGAATCAAAGGTTATGTCATCTATATTCTCGTCATCAACAATACTCGCCCTTGTAAGATTAAAGTTACTTAACTGTATTGGAAAGTCCTCATTAGAAAACTGTGAGAATATCTCTATCTTAATATTGTAATTATACGCCTCTCCAATATTACCAAGCAATTTAAAATTAGCCGATGCGTAAGACTCATAAACCATGGGGGTACTGATTATTTTTATAGAGCTATACTCCTCATAGTCGCTCCCATTTTTGACGACTGTTATTTTAAACTCAGGCCATGTATTAGGATCAGTATTAGGATTAGTCCCCCGGTAAGTAAATCGCAATTTAAGGTAGTCGCCATCGGTCAGCTTTTGAATAGTAACATTACTCCCTAATGTAACAAACCCATTGCTTATAGGTGCGCCTGTTGCATTTTGTGCTGTAAGCTGCATATAATCGGGATCAGTTACATTTTTTACAGACTTCCAGTTACTATAATCCCAATTCCCAGCCGGTTCTGTATAAATGTTTATACCTGGTACTAAGTCACCGCCAATATTCCTATTTAACAGCTTTATCCCTAATTCCTTTACTGGGGATAGTTTAGATACCTCAGCCCCCCGACTAAAGGTATAACTACTTAAATCAATACCGTCTGTTGCAGGTGTTATAGTCGGAATAGAAGAAGCCCACGGATATGTATAATTAACCGTATCTCCTTCATATTTGTACTGGATGTAATACTTGCCCATCCACTGCCTTAAAGTGCAGCTATATGGCTTTAAGATCTTTTCTATCACAGTAAGGCAGTCGTCTATCTCTGTTTTACCATCTTTGACATTTGCAAACCTTCGTGTATCGTGTGTTATATCTGCAATAGGAGTACTGCCCGGCCCCTGGCCTGTATGTCTCATACCCTGCTTTACAACAAAGTCATATTCGAAGCCAAGGTTTGAAAGAGCTATTTTTATTATTTCGAGTCCTTTTTTACGTTCTGATACTATTTTTCCTACATCGAGAAAGTCAAATGTAGATAAGTCTTTCAGCGCATCAGTAGCCGATAAGTAAATATGCATATTACTCTCAAATATATCTTTTGACATATTCTCCGGCTGTAGATACCCTTGCCATAACAGTGTTGAAGTGTCATCATTATAAAACTTAACTATATGGTCACGGTATTCGCTGTTGAATAGATCATCATAGGCTGACTCTCCTGCTCTTTTCTTTAACACAAATTCAAAGCTAGCCTCTGAGCCTATTACTATCTTATCCTCGTCTTTTTCCGCTGCAAGTGTTTTTATCAGGAAAGGGTCCACCCCCATCCGATCAGGTACTATAACAGGGGATACCCAGTCATTTTTTAATATATCTACCTTGTAAGTAGTATTTATACCTACCTTTTGAAACTTCTTGCTATATTTTACTCCCCAAGCCATTAAGCTAAATTAGAAATTATTATTATTTGCTGACTGTCCTTCATTAAGCATAAATAGTAAATCACCCCTTGACACCCTACAAGTAAGATTTCCTCCTGAGCCTATACCCATCTGCGATAACTGTGAAGCTGTACCAATATATTCAGGATTACTTCTGCTTATGCCGGGGGCCTCTCCAACCAGTGCCATTGTCGGACCTGATACACCACCCCCATCAGCAAAAGAAGGAATGAGCGAGTTGAACAAAGCAACAGTAGCACCTGCTGCCACTCCTGCCCCGATCAGACCAAAAATACCCGTTCCTGCCCATGCTTTTATCTGTGATGCCACGGCTTCGGCAAGGTATACGTTTATTACTCGTTTAGCTGTTTCTACAGCCATTGAAGCAAAATCTTTTAAAGACTTTATACCTGATGTATTTGCATACATCATAGTTTCACTAAACGCCGCTGCAGCCTCTTCTGCTGCATAGAACGAAGGAGTTACGGTACTAAGGAATTTATCTACCTCGTCAGAATAGGCTTTTAAATCATCCATCCCCGATGTATCAAGAAGCATCCCAAATTCCATTATTTCAGCTTCAACAATAGGAGTCTCAATTACTTCTTTATATTCAAGTACCTGATCTATTATTGACTGATACGCTGTGATTTGATCTTTTATACCTTTAGCTTGCTTCCATTGTCCTGCTGTAAGATTATCCAGACTATCTGACAGCCCTCTTATTTGTTCTTTATAATAAGATATATTTTTTGTAACTTCTACTATAGGCTCATCAACTTCCTCGGTGACTTGCTTTAATTCTTTTTTCTTTTCTATCAAAGAAGCCATATCCTTAACGGCCTCCCTCCCATGCTTTGTAAACTTAGCTAACTTAAATATAGTCTTATCCCACCAGCTAAGATCTTCGCTTTCATTGATAGTATTGAGATCAGACATTAAATCAGTAACCTCTATAACCTTCGTTTTCAGTAAGCCTATAGATTTATTAAATGCTGCGCTATTTATAACCGCTCTACCTATCTCCTCCTTCAGGTCTCCATAAAGATTCCCTAGCTGTACAAGAGAAGCTGTTCCCACCTTGGCCGCTGCCTCTGCCTGACCGCCTACCTGCTTGTTAAGTCCATAAATGGCTGACTCAAGTCTTTCCGAGCTACCTACTGCGCCAGTAATTTCAACTCCATACCGCATAAGAGCGTTAGTGGAAGACCCAACTGATTTTGCAACCATATCTGCGGCAGTTACAAGGTTACCCCCGAATTTGGCCTGTGCAAGGTCTTGAACTAGCGGAAGGAGTCTGCTAATAGCTTTCTCATCCTGTCCTAGTAACATAGCAAGTTTTGCAGCTCCCTCTATAGTAGCCTCGTCACCAAACAGAGTTGTTTTTTGTAATTCTGATGCTTGTTTAATAAGTGACTGTTGAATATCTACACGCCCCTTTAATGCAACAAGCAAGGATGTCTCCGCCTTTGCTTGTATATCGTAAAGTTTAGTATATTCACTTAATGCACCGAATAACTTTTTAACACCAGCTATAATAGCAGTAACAGAGAAGGCGGCTATCATTGCTTTTCCGATGCCTTGCATCTTATCCCCTAAGCCCTTCGCCTTACTGCCAACCTCATCAGCTTTCCTTTTGAAGTCTTTGTTATCAGCTGTAAAGAGCGCTTTAAATTCTTTTTCTGCCATTAGTTACTTTTTTGGTTCCCATATTTCAGCCAAATATCATCTAGCTCTTCTTCTGTCATGCTTACTCTATCCTGTTCCAAAGGGAAATAAGTATCTATTGATGTATTTGTTTTTGATCCCTTTCTCCATGTCTCATAAGCTATTAGCCTAACCTTTTTCCACTCTTCAATATCTTTCAGCCTATACGCCTCAAATACTCTTGCGCATTGTGCAAACGAAAGTCTTAGGAGTTTGTCCTCACATATTCCGGCACGCCAGCCAGCGATGAAGAAGTCACTCCACGTTTGTGACTTGCTTTTTTTTTACTTGCAGGAGCCTTTGTTGAATTAATAGCTTCAAGGACCCTGTCCCATTCATTTTTTGGCATACGCCCTATGAAACGTTTCATCCCTTCATAGTTATACTTGTCCTTTTTTCTATTAAACATACTAAAAGAGCGATGAGCCGACCATAGCCAAGAAAAAATATACTCCTCAGGTGGAATCTTATCCATCTCATCAAGATCAACCCCATATTGCTGGCATAACAGCCAGGCCGCAAGAGCATCAAAGCGAAATCCTACCCTTCGGAATCGTATTTTAACTACAACTATCATGAAAGCTCGCCTGTCCCTATGAAGCTGACAGAAACCTCTACATAAGACCCGGCCGTACCTCCTGCGGGTGATAAGTTAGTTAGATATGCAAGACCAGTCCAGTTAGTCGATGTATCCAGCTCTGCCTTAATAGTTAATTCTGTCTGTGCCAAAAAAGCGGCCATCAAATCACTAAAGCCAGCTCCTGAGACTGAGTTATTATACCACATCGATCCTGACACATCCCAGCTGTTTAGTGTTGGAAGATTAGACTTCCAGTCTCCACTTTCAGCATCAGTAACCTCTTCAGTATCAGTGTTGAAGTTGAAGGTAAGTTCTTTAGTGTGCATAAGAAGATCACTCCCTAAATAAACCCTTACGTTATTTCCTTTAATTTTTGCCATTGTCTTAATTTTTAGTTTTCGTAAATATCTGTTGTTATTGTTAATATTTTCCTTATAATTGTTTTCGCTCCATCAAACTCAGGCTGATAGTTCAAAGATACGAAATAACATCCATTATCTATAAAGTCCGTCATAACAACATGAGATGCCCTGTCTGATATGCTTACTCCTTTTGTTATTAAAAGAGCCATAATGCTATTCATGATGTCGTCAGAATCTTTGCTCCCATATTTGCCAGGATCGACTGCACGTGATGTTGTAACCATAATATCTGTTGTTACCTGCTGATTAAAGCTGTCATCGTCAGCTATCAAAGAAGAGGACATATTAAGAATCTGAATATATGGAGTATCTCGATTTGCTGTCGTATATTCCATAACAGGTATACTAACCCCTGAATGCTTCAACTCTTTTAGCATATCAAAAAGCCCTTTCCTGTATTGAAAAAAACAATCCTTCATCTCCTTTTTTTTATTATGTTGTTTAACGACTTGTCCATTTCTTTATAAAACTTTTCTCTGTTTAAGAATACAGCAGGATAAAAATAGGGTTGTGCCCTTGTATTACTTTCTCTAAGCCCAGCCCCTTTAAACTGAACAGCGTAACTACTAAGCTCAGAAGGAACGTTCACCTTGCTGCCTGTACCAAACTCAACATAAGGTGCATACTCAACCCCTACAGTGACCTCTCCTGACTTCCCTTTATACAAAGGCCTGATGCTAGCCCTTAGACCTCCTTTATCTACAGGAGCAAAGGATTTTGCGTTAAGGCTGGTATTTCTGGTAGCCCTCATAACAACCTGAACAACTTCTTTTTCAAGCTCATCTTTCATAGCCTTTGATATCTTAGACATATCAGCTAAATCCAACTGGTAATTTGTTCTCACCTTTACAAATAAATTTAGTAAAATACTTATCGATCAATGGATAGACAATAAACAGCATCGTCTCACCGTATATCCCATTATACCCAAACACGTAATTTCTATCAGGCAATCTTTCAAAGTCTGTTCTTACTGTGACCTCATACCCCTGCACACCATTCATCTGCTGAAAATTCAACCCTACCATCCCTGATAAAGGCGTTACGTTACCCCATAGTTTTGCGACTTCCTCTAAAGGAGATGGAGTCATTCCTCCTGACCCGTCAGAAACACTCTTTTGTTCATATAATATTAGCTCGTCTTG